TGGATATGGTGCATAGTAAGCATCCCACTTCTCTGGCATTACTCTCATCCTACCAGAGTATAAAAATGGCCTACACTTACCGTGCTTACCATTCTTTACCCACTTAAATTGATTATTTGAATCATCATGATCTTCATAGAAATCATGAGTTCCATCACATTCTATTAACCACAATCGCGCTGCAGGATCTAAAAAGAACACTCTCATCAATGGGGTCTGATTGATAGACCTCGTATGCAAAGTTCTCTTATACCAACCAGCACCAATGTCATAGTAATTTAGAACTGTGTCATACATCCCAGTGTCTAACATTTCAAAAATTCTCCTATTGAGGATCTTTATTTAAGTAAAATCCTTGCCAATCGCACACTCTAATGCACTCATCAAGGTCCCAGTGTACATTTTTATCTGCGCTTTTGCCTTTAACTCTATGTACTCTGGATGTAGTAAAGTCTACAAAGGCATGAGGTATTAACTCAAGCTCATCATCTATTCTACAGATCTTAAAATACTTTTTATTGCGCTTCTCACAGTCCACAACAAAAGAACCTATCTCTAGGTTGTTGTTAATCTCCCTCTTCTTGAACTTTGTCTCCAAAGATTCACCCTCTGACGCTTCAATTCTACTGATGCGCCAGAGGTTCTCTCTTCGGTAGTCTCTATTCAGGGCAAGGCATAAAAGACCAACTTTGTTAAGAACTGCCCTCTTTTTATCATCCCATTCCATAGATCACTATCGTAATATAGTATCTATGCAGACTCTTGCCACACTTCTTTGTATTTGAATCTTTCCTTCAAATCAAAGTACATACGGTGAGTCTCTGTTTGAACATAGTAACCAGTTAGATCCTTGCCATCATCAGTCCAACCATAACCAATGACACGCTCATCAATATCTTGCAAATCCAATTTTCTAGGACTGTGAAGATAGTGGTTGAACTTCTGATGTAGATTAACTGGCATGGGCACCTCGCTTGTGTATGTTCATATTCTAACAGTATCTATGCAAGGTTCAGGATTCCTTTGGGATCGCTTTATATTTGTGTTAGTGTTTGTAAAGAATCATTCACCCATGTCAGTCAGTGGTCCCCACTTGCCAGAGTCGCCATTCTCACGACTATCCAACTTGTCAAAAATATCTTCAATTGTAGTCAGATTCTCAATACTAGCAATCATTTCAGCGATGCCTTTGCACACATGTGGTTTTTCACCACGAGCAGCAAATGCCAAGGCATTGCGAAGTGACGCAGATGCATCTTCAAGTGACTCTTTAACAGATTGGGACAGCGCCATTAATTAATCTCCGTTTTTACTATTATAGCATCAAGTAAACCAAGTTACAATAGAGTATCGTGTTCCTTCGGTAACATCTGTAATTTCATGAGGATACATGAAGTTTGCAGGGAATACCACAACACTACCAGCACCACCTCTAATCTGTGTCTCTTGATCAAAGAATGCTAGATTACCACCAAGATAGTCATCATTTAGGTTAATAGACAATGCAAGCGTTCTTGGTTGCTCTTTAAAACTATCAGTATGTTGTCTATAGTAACCACCAGTTTTGTATCTCAGCAAATCATACCCACTATCAGACTTAAGGAAGCAATTTGGGAAGTCCTTCATATATCTTTGTGCTACCTTATCAACACCTTTGAAGATTGTCTTATCAATCATGACACGATGCAGTCTATTCTTATTGATAGTATCGGGTGTAGATATACCAATGATGTCACAATTACGAACAGAAGTATTTTCTACTGAGTTAGAACTGACAGTTGCTGGTTTCCATTGATCAGAATCCATATATTCATCAAGAATCATCTTACACTCATCTGGCGTGAAGATGTCTTCATAGATTTTGATATAGTCGTTCAATGGACCCACAGTGGTTGCCTTTGGTTGTGCCTTCACTTTAACAGGATCATCCTTATATCGGTGATCTTTATCAAAATATCTCTTAAAATTGATACCATTAGACCTGACGTAGTGCAAGAATACCTGAGTACACTCCTCCCCATCAAAAGGTCCTCTACCATGTCTAGCATCACAACCTAGGTACACCATAGCATCTCCTGGTTTAAGACACACCTCGTTTAATCCAGTGTCATTGTAAATTCCAATGATCCAATCCTTGTCTCCAGATAGATTTACTGTAAGAGAGACCTCACACTCTGGTTTATCAACATGATATGGTAATACATTACCTCTACCATATATCCTTGCATAAGAATAAGTTGGTAGAACAGTCTCTCCCACCAACTGTGATACATTTACAGTCTTCTCTACAAGTAATTCTACAAAAGGTATAAAATCAAACTTAGATGCTATACAATTTGGAACTTGTGGATCTACAGGCAACTCATGAGTGTCTGCATATTGTTTGAACTTATTTGATAACTCTTCTGCCTTTGTTGATGATATAAAGTTAGGGACAATAAGATACTTGTCCCTGATCAATTGCTCATTCATCTTCTTCTACTTCTTTTACCAGATTACCAACAACCTCATCAACAGTGGGAGTATCATCAGCAAGCAATTCCTCAATATCAGCAACTACTTGCTCATCAGCACTATCTTCAAATAACAATTCCAAATTAAATTCACTGTCAAGAATGCTCAAATCAACATCGTCAAAGTCTTTTTTGGGTTTATCCTCCATAACTTGCTCAATGTCATCATCAATCACCTTATTCTCATCAACCATCTCCACCACCTGAGGTTCAAGATCAAAGTGACTTGAATCAATGACATCATCAAACAAACTACTATCTACATTACCATCAAATAGTGTAATGTCTTCAGGTGTATTCTGGTAACGAGTCTCTTGATTCTCTACAATATCTTGACCGTAGAACAGTTCTTCATGTTGACGTTCAATTTCTTTATGAACTGTCTCCATTTGGGAATCATGATCCTTCATCAGCTCCATAAGAGACTCTGCATGTCTTTCTTCCTGCTCAAACATCTGTTGAGTGAGACGATCATGCAATTCTTTGTCTTTTTCAACAGTATCTGTCAAAGCTTTTGCATGTCTTTCTTGCATCTCTTCCATCTGAGATTCAAGTTCACGCATTGCTTCTGCCCATGACAGAGCATCCTTTTCTGCTTTACTCTCCTGCTCTTCCTTCTCTGCTGTTTGTCTATCAATCTCCTCCCGCCATGCTTCAACATAACGTTCAATACACTCTTTGGTGCAGGGATCGTTTTGTCTATCAGCAGAGTCATATTCAATATGACCAACTCCACCAGGAGTTCCATCATCTCTCCACTGAATAGACCATAGATGTTCGATTTCAGGGAATGGCCAAGACTCTTCAGTAAACCAAACGCCCTTACCGTCTATGTTGATATATCTGTCTTGTTCAACCAAAGAGAACTTTTTCATGCGTCAACCTCTTCTACTGTCGCTGGGATTACTTTTGTAGTTCTTGCTTCATGAAGCATTTGTGCAGCAGATGATAGAACATTAATGTTCGATTCATTTGCTTTTACCATCTCATTCCTAAAAGATTCAACAGCAGCACTCGTAGATCTCTGCTGATTAGAATTCTCAATTGCCAACATGGGCATCCATGTGACGGCACATCCCCATTCATCTACAGGTTCACCTGTTTGTGGATGCATTCCTCTGATCTGAGTATACCAAGAACACTCAAGACCAATACAATCTTTGCCAATCAAAGGACAAAATTTACCTACCTCAAGTTTTGCCATGACAACCTCAAATCAGTATAATTATACCATATTTAGTTTAATGAGCAGATGATAACATCCACATAAGTAACCGCTAAATCTAGATTTAATACAGGAGTCTGATTAACTGTAACGTCTCCACTAAATGGGTGATCATGAGATCCACCACCACCAGCAGGAACCATTCCTCCTGTCTCGGTATCACCATCCACGGTGCGAGCACCAGTATTACTAAATGGTGTGGCATTTGCACCACCAGCAGGACCAACGTTTGAAGTATGTGTATGGTCAGGTAATTGTGATACAGATAATGTGTGATTACCTACAGTACCACTAATAGTATAGGTATCATTAATAGGGACACTCAGTGAGTTAGATCCACTCAATACAGCACTAAAATTAGTAGTTCCGCCTGTTCCACCGCCAGTATTATTTACGACACGAAGTGCCTTATCTCCACCCATAGATGTATCCTGGGTCCACCCAGTTGGTGCTGTTGCTTGCCAGAAAACCTTCCTAGTACCAGCAGGATACATCCAATAAAAAGATTCTATTTTATCATCTGGATTTAATAAATCAAATAAAATCCCGTTACCTGTTAGTCTTGCCATATCATGTAAACGAGCAAAGGATTACATCGACATACTGAAGTCTAAGATCAAGAGTACCAGATCCGTTCACATTAAATTGAATAGATCCACTAAATGGGTGATCGTGTGCTTGACCAATACCCTGTGGAGAAGTAACACCACCTGTTTGGTTAGTACCAGGAACTCTAAAGTTAGAACCACCACCAGATGCAGAGGCAGTGCCACCAGTTTGGGAATCGTGAGTGTGGTCAGGAATCTCAGAGGTAGATAGAGAGTGTCCACCAACTGTTCCTGATACAGGAACTGTAGAACTAAAATTAACTGTTACTCCAGAGGTGCTACTAGGAAATGTTTGTGTAAAAGAATTACCTCCACCTCCTGCTGTGTTGCCAAAACCAAATCCTCCGCCAGTTCCATTAACCAAGCGGAGTGCTTTGTCGTTATGTGCAGTTACCTGAGACCACCCAGTTGGTGCTGCTGCTTGGTAAAATACACTTACAGTATTTTGATCTAAAAA